GAACGGTCAAAAAAAATGGTCGACTAAGGCAAGAGCGGTAAGAAGTATCAAAGGATTGGAAAAGTCCGAAATTCCGCAGGATAAGCTACTTGACGGAAGTACGTCGGGATTTGATACAAGCGGATTTGACGATGAAGATGTATCGGAAGAAGATTTGCCGTTTTAATATAGATTAAGGAATGGGTGCTATGGAGAATGAAAACAGAATAACGATACCCGATTTCAGTAAGGACGATTTTTTAATATCATCAAAACCGTTTCAATGGATAATAGACCAAGCTGACGGCAACGAGTTTATCAAAGGTCAGCTTGTAGCGCAAATGGCAGAAAAAGCAAAGAAATTAAAAGTATCTAATTTCCGAACACAATTTTCAAACTATGTCAGAGCGCAAAAGGGTCAAAGCATTGTTTACGGCAATGTAATGGAGTTCAGCGGTACTGCAATAATGTGGGACACAGGCGAATGGATTGCAACTGATGACGGAGTATATAGGTTCAAAGGACAGTTCAGTGAAAAAGTGACGGCGTGTCCACACCCAATATTTATGATAACAAGATATTCGAATGTAGATACTGACGTTGAAAGTGTACAACTTGTTTACGGCAGACCGGGACGAAATTATAAAACTAAAATCGTCCCACGTTCTGACCTTGCAAGTGCGAACAAAATCGTAAAATTAGCTGAATACGGTGTCGGTGTAACATCGGAAAATGCAAAGGCACTCGTACAGTTTTTAAGCGATTTTGAAAGCATAAATTATGACAAAATAATCGAAAAAAAATCGTGTGACCATATGGGTTGGGTAGGCAAAGGGTTTAAAGAATTTGCACCGTATATATCGGACTTGGAGTTTGAGGGACAGGACAGTTTCAGACAGTTATTTAATTCGGTAAGAGAGGTCGGC